AATTAGGTATGTCAAGGAATAAATTAGGGTAATTAATTATTGACAGAAAAAATCTCTAAGCATATGGTTCTAAAATGACAGACACACAAAACAATGGATTTGATCGTTTTGCTTTAGCTGACAGAGTTCGACGTGCTGGGCTTAAACAGAACGCTATTTGTCAAGAGGCGCGTCCTCCGCTGAATGAATCACTCGTTTCTGATTGGATGCGGGGCAAAACAGAAAATCCAGACCCAGAGCTTTTGAGGCGGTACGAAGATGCCCTTTCAAGACTCGAAACGCAGCAAAAATAGGAGCCACACATGGCAATCACAATTTGCCCTAAAGGCTCAAAGATGGACTCATTGGGCGGCAGGGTGGCAGAACATGCCATACAGAAAGCCATTGCGCGTTATTTGCTTCATCTGGAATTGCAAGGCAAGCTTCTTTATTTCGCCATACCAAATGGTGGTGATCGCCATATAGCCGTTGCCGCCAAGATGAAAGCCGAAGGTGTGCGTGCCGGCGTTCCTGATTTGATGGTGCTGGTCGGTGGCATTCCGAGGTTCTTAGAAGTCAAAGCATCACGCGGCGATCTCAGGAAAAATCAGAAAGATTGGTTTGAGCATTTGGATGATCAGGGTATTGACTGTGCGGTGGTTAGGTCAATTAACGATGTTGAACAGGTCTTGAAAGAGTGGGGGATATTGTGAGTGTGAAAATCCTCATAGGCGACGTTATGGATCGCTTGGCTGAGTTGCCGGATGAATCCGTTAATTGCGTCGTTACATCGCCGCCATATTGGGGCCTTCGGGATTATGGTGTCAAAGGCCAACTAGGTTTAGAACCAACATTGGGCGAACATATTGAAAAGATGGTGATAATTTTTCGAGAAATTCGCCGCGTGTTAAAAAAGGATGGCACGTGTTGGCTCAATTATGGGGATTGTTACGCTACCACAAAGAACGGTCGCAGCGCAGCGGACACTAAGGCTACAGGTAAAGACGATCGGACGTTCAGGGACAAGCCTTTTTCTACAGTTGGCGGCACGTTAAAGGCTAAAGATCTATGCATGATGCCAAACCGTATAGCGATCGCTTTGCAAGACGATGGTTGGTGGGTTCGTTCTGAAATCATTTGGGCCAAGCCAAACCCGATGCCTGAAAGCACGAAAGACCGGCCGACTAGCGCACACGAAAAGATTTTTCTTATTACCAAATCTGCGCGCTATTGGTATGACGCCGACGCGGTCAGGACTCCTTATTCAGAAGTTTCGATGCAGCGATTAAGCCAGCCATCTTTTGACGAACAAAAGGGTGGACCGAAGGACCCAAAGACAGGCAATCGATCGCATCGAAAGGTCTTAGAAAATATCAAAAAGCGAGTTCCTCATAGTTGGGCAACATCTGAGAAATATGAAGGCCAAGACCCACGCTATAAAAAAAGGGCACTCGATCCCCGCCATGAAGGCCACAAAAACCACGAGAAATTGGACGAAGTGGGCCGCGGCATGGGTGCCAATCTTCGCAACGTCTGGTCGATCGCTATTTATCCTTATTCAGAGGCGCATTTTGCTACCTTCCCGCCGGCGCTGATTGAACCATGCGTTAAAGCAGGCTGTCCTAAAGGTGGGTTGGTTCTTGACCCATTCGGCGGAAGTGGCACGACAGGGCTTGTTGCTGACCGACTCGGTCGTGACTGCATCCTGATTGAATTGAACCCGGAATATGTTGATATAGCGCGCACCCGAATAGAGAAAGACGGCGGCATGTTTTCAGATGTTGAGACAGCATGAGCCGCGCCCGATGCATAAGCCGCAAAATCAAGACCAATTTTGGCAGCGTCCACACGCACGTCGATTTCATTGGAGACAAAGTGACTTCGGTTAACGTGTCGGTGCCGGGTCACAAGGACAACAGCGCAGTTGAACACGCCATTTGTGAAATAGCGGAAAGCATCAGGCAATCGATTAAGGAAGTAATAGGTAGGGATGATGGGACAAAACCAACTTGAATATACAATGTCGCCGGCAAATATCGAAGCAGAGCAGGCGTTGCTTGGCAGCATTCTTGTCAATAATGGCGCACTCCACAAGGTACAAAGTTTTTTAGACCCAGAGCATTTTTCTGAGGGCTTGCATAATCGGATATATGCAGCATGTCGGGCATTAAGCGACCAAGGCGCCAAGGCGGATCCAATTCAACTCCAAACACAATTCGAAAAAGACCCTGATATTGGTGACGTTGGCGGGACTGATTACATATTTCGCCTGCAGGCATCCGCCGTAACGGTTATCAATGCGGTTGATTACGCCAAAACGATACATGGTCTCTGGCAGCGCCGCGTTCTCATAGAAGCCTGCAATTGGGCGTCCGACCAAGCAATGGCTATGGAGCCAACAGAATCGCTTGTGAAAGCCCTTGAGGACGATCTGAGCCTTATCGCAGGCCAAGAGACAGGGCAATACACCCGATTGCTCTCAGAGGCCGTTGACAGCGCTTTAGGCCAGTTTGAGGCAGCTACGCTATCCGGCGGTGTTATGGGCTTGTCAACCGGTCTGAAAGATCTTGATGGTATGTTGGGAGGCTTGATCAACAAACGACTTTACGTGCCTGCCGGTCGGCCAGGAATGGCAAAGTCTATTTTGGCCATCAATTTAGCTTTGAACGTATCGCGCCAAGGTAAAAACGTCTTAATGATGTCACCTGAAATGGGAGCTGAAGAGGTTAGCGCACGCGCCATGGCCAGCACCAACGAAAATGCGCGAGTGGAATACCAAGCGATGGAACGCGGGAAAGCCAGCATTGAGGATCTGAAAAACCTCAGACTGCAAATGGAAGAGTTGCCTTTGTATCTGAATGACAGCGGCAGCATTACGATCGATGACATTGTGCATGAGGTCCGGCGGCTGAATCGGTATCTGGGCACCAAGGGCGAACGGATTGATTTATTGATTGTCGATCATATCCACAAAGTCCGTAAACGCCGCGGTGAAGATAATTTTGAGGGCATTTCAAATATCATAAGCACATTGAAATCTTTGGCTAAAGATTGCGATATGCCAGTCGTTGCATTTGCCCAGCTCAACCGTGAATGTGAAAAGCGAGATAACAAGCGCCCGCTGATGTCAGATTTAAGGGGCGCCGGCACTATAGAAGAGGATGCCGATTGCATTATTTTTCTTTACCGCGATGCTTTTTATTACCAGAAAGAAAAGCCTTCCAGCTTATCAGAGCGTAAATTATGGGAACACGAAATGGCCCATAAAGAATCTGAGATTGAATTGATAATTGCCAAACAGCGCGGCGGAAAAACCGGAACGCGAAAATTTCATATTGACTTGGGCATAAGCAAAATAACAGATCGAATTGACAAGGCCGATTTTTAAGACCAATGTGAAAAAACCAAGAAACGAGGTATCAAAATCATGACATCATTTCCTTTATGTAGAGGTGTGCGCCGAAATAAGCCACTGCCCCCGCGGTGGACGAATAAGCGCCCGCTTGATACCCGGCTCTTGGGCACCTCTACGCCAAGGAGTCTTTGATGCCAGGATGGATCAAAATAAAAAGAGGGTTGCTCAAGCATTGGTGTGCGTCGGATCCAAATTTCTTAGCTGTTTGGGTTCATCTTTTGGCGGATGCAAACTTTGAAACAAAAAAAACATTAATAAATAGTAACGTGGTTGAACTAGACCGGGGGCAATTGTTTTTTGGCTTGAATGCATTTTCAAAGAAATCTGGCGTGTCAGTCTCGAAACTGCGCCGCGTCATGAAGGTGTTAGAAAACGAACACATGATCGACAGGCAAAAAACTAATAAATATTCAATAATAACAATAACTAACTACCACGAACACCAAAAGGACGACAGGCAAAACGCAGGCAAAACGCAGGCAAACGACATTCAGGACGCAACACCTAAAGAAAGACAAGAAGTTAAGAAGGTTAAGAATAAAGATTTGTTCGATGAAAAAACCTCAATTGAAGATGGGTTTATTGAATTTTGGAAAGAGAAACCAAGCAGAGGTAAAAAATCCAATCCTAAAAAACCAGCATTGCAAAAATATACGAACGCCAGAAAATCTGGTGTTAGTCATGACGACATTATGAAGGGGCTTAGATCAGATTCGTTCGAAACGGAAAGAGCGCGGCTTGAATTTAACCCGATGGCAAGCACATGGCTGGCACAGGAGCGATGGGATATAACCAAGGATGACACGCCGTCGCCAGGATCAACCAGCCCCTACCAAGATTTTCCAGATTTGGATTAGGAACGGGCGTTTTAAAAGTTATTGCTGTAGCGGGACGTAAACAGCTTCACGGCCCTCTGCATCAACCACGGTTATGCAGTTAGCTTCACAGTAACGTCCGGCCTCTGTGTATGCTGGTTTGATCGATAGGGTTGAACCATCCATCTTTTCGCATCTCGGTAAATCTTCTGGTTTGGTCATCATCTGTCCAATCGGGCGTTTGCGTTAGAATTAATTCGGTGAAAATTCACCCTTCAATTCGTTCTCTTTTTTAACATGTGCTTCGTGCGCTTCTTCGACGGTTTTGAAATTACCTATATGTAATCTTTTGCCTTTATAAGTTATGTCTGCTCGCCACCCGTACCGAACTTTACAAACACCTTTAAAGCCTGATTTGTTATTCTTTTTAATTGTGTCATTGGCACAAGTTTCTGTGTGTTTGGCCAACCTCAAATTACTTATATTGTTGTCGTCTTTAATGCGGTTTATATGGTCTATCTCTGCATCTTTTGGTATTGGCCCAAATAAATAAATCCATATTAATCTATGGGCTAACCATGCACCCCCGCATTGCTTTATAACTATCCGTCTAAATCCTCTCCCGTCTGTGCCACCCGCTATATTCCCTGCATACCTTGAATTAAAAACATTTGCGCCAGGCCGTATCTTCCATATCAGAGCACCTTTTTTATATGTGAACAACTCATGTAGCTTATCTTGGGTTGGCACTTCGCGTTTCGCCATAACAATGCTTTCGGGCGCCTTAGTTTAATGCTGAAATTTGCGCGGCTACGTTCTCAAGCCTGCGTCTTCGGCAATACTCTAGAGATTGCCCGTGGTATCTAAAGTCGTGTTCGTCCTCAGAATCGTACCAACCACTTTCGATCATAGCTTTTTCAAGGTCTAGCTTGTATGCGGGGCTGTCTTCATAATTTTCTAAAGGCATCGCGGCTCTCCTGTTGCCCAAGTGGGCGTCTTAATATTTCAATTCAACTTTTCGCTTGCATTATTATATTGCATAAGATAGTTTCAATTTCAATAGGTGATTTCAAAAAAGGTGAAAAAGTGTCAAAAAGAGAACCATACGGCTTTGTCGGGCAGCGGCCTAATTTTATGTCGGTAGCAGACCAAACCGAGGAATTAATTGCTTACGGTGTGCTTGCGGATAATATTCTTAATCCAGAAAACGGAGTTGATGAAGCGGTCAGATTTTGTGAGCCAGGCGAAGACTTGGTGGTTTATTCTGCCACAGTATTCGGGACCGTAACGGAATACGATAGAGTCATTAAAGCGTTGGCCAAAGGCAGCGCGAATCTGGTTATCATCAGGGCCGGCAATCTCTCTGTAAGCGCCGTAGACACCCTTCCCTACATCAAAGGCAAGAAAGACCTTAACTTACGCAACGCAGCTCTAGGGCGTGAGCACGGGCGAAAGAAGTCTATTTCTAGGGCGAAGGCAGATAAGATTATTCATTTTGTGAAAAAGCAGGGCAATAAACAAATCGACGCAGCCAAAAAATATGGTACGAGCGCCGCCCGCGTGAGTGAAATTATGAATGGCACATACTTTAAAACCACAGGGCGCAGTAAATGACAGAAAAGCTCAAAGTCCTCGATCTGTTCTCTGGCATAGGTGGGTTTAGCCTTGGCCTTGAGCGCACAGGCGGCTTTGAGACTGTGGCTTTTTGCGAGATTGACCCGCATTGCCAAAAAACATTGAAGAAACATTGGCCCCAAATAAGGATTTTTAGTGACATTACCAATCTCAAGCTTAAAACGCATGTGGACTTGGTTACGGCGGGTTTCCCCTGCCAAGACCTTTCATTCGCTGGACAAGGTGCCGGCTTATCCGGTGAACGCTCAGGGTTATTCTGGTACATCTTACGAACCGCTTGCATGGTGGGACGCCCAAAATTATTGTTGGAGAACGTGGCAGCTTTGCTTAATAGAGGGCTATGCACGGTTCTTGGGGCCTTGGCCACGTTCGGGTATGATGCGGAATGGCATTGCATACCAGCTTCCTACGTTGGCGCACCCCATATACGCGACAGGCTTTGGCTCATTTCGTATCCAAACGCCGCGGAAAACAATATCGGTTCCATCAGAAGGATTTTCTCGCATGATAAAATGCCAAGAGGAGATAGCAGCGGAACGTGGGGAGGAGCCATGCCCGATATTTCGAGAATGGCTGATGGGCTACCCAATAGCCTGGACAGACTTGGAGAATTAGGAAACGCTGTAGTGCCCGCCATACCCGAAATGCTGGGCTATGCAATTTTAGAGGCGGAATTTCAGAACGGAGAAGTTTTATGACGAGCGGCAAGAAGACAATAGGCTGTGATGAGGTGGTATGGTTTCTGGATATGGCAGAAAGATATATCCCAAGAGACGATCACCCAAGAGTGAGCCAACAGTGGAACATGAAATGCTTTGCGATGCTCTATGAGATTATGGAGATAGCCGGACTTCAATTTGAAGACAAAGCCGCGCTCAACAACGCCATGCCAAACTTCATAAAGGGATGGAAAGAGCAAATGGAAGAGAACCGGCTCTAATGGGTATTTTGGAGAAAGATTTGTGGCATTATATCCGCAAGGATTATTTTGAACAACACCCGGATGGTTCAATCGAGGCCATGCAGCGCGATATTGAATTATTGGACAATATTGGTCTGGTGGTTTTGCTTAATAATGCGCTTGTCCGCTTGGAAGAAGACACACAAAAAACGAGCGTAGAATTGCAAAAAGAGGGAATTTTTTAATGAGCATAGCAACAATTATATATTTATTACTTATGGCGCTGCTTGTTTTTCGGCGCGTGCAGGCCAGAGAAATAGAACTGGATTTTCATTCAAGCAACGTAGCTAAAGCAGCGATGATGATAATCATTGAACAGACCATGAAATACGCCACGATCTTTTATGCAATCGCCCTGTTTATAATTTGGATATGATGATATTTAGATGAGCATATACCCCATAGTTTTAGAGATTTTATCTTGGTGGCTAACTGGAGGCGTTACCCTCATGCCCCTTACCGAACTGAACATTTTAAAGTGAGTGATTGCAAACATGATTGGCGGGTTGTCGGTAGTGATACGACATACGCTGGAAAGCCCGTCACATTCTACAAATGCAAGAAGTGTGGAAAGACAGACAGGGAATAAACCAATGAGAGACCAAGAGGATATTGGATTATTAATGGCAGGGAAAGGGCGCGGGCAAGCCGCTATAATAGAGCAGGACGCCGCCATTAAAGCTCTCTCCGAAGCTGGGTATAAAATTGTTGTGGATGCAAATTTCGTAATTGAAAGAATTTTAAAGTGAGCGTCAAGACCCCATATATCACCGTTGGCCTAGATAATAACGGAGAGATGGATTTCGAGGTTTATGCCACGATGGGGGACTTGTCGTTAGACCAAATGAATGAACTCAGACAAACGATACCAGTTGCGATCTGCACAGCCGAAAATATGTACCGGACTTATGGCTATTCAGGACAAGCACAAATGGCGAAAGGATACTCTAATGAAAACGATGAAAAAACTTAAAGAATTATTAGATCAATTAAAGGCGGGCGCGCACCCCAATACTATTAATTGTGTTGGTAAAGACTGGCACAGTTTTATTGTGGGGATAGGCAAGAACCACACGGCTGAAATTCGTATTCATAAAGATGATTTTGCAGAATTGAGCAGGCAACTAATGATGAGCGAAGATATTAATTTTACAGTTCGTGAGGGGTGCGCCGGGCAACAAAACAGTATCGCTGTGACAACAGTTGATACTTTTCAGGATCAGATGTTCATAGAAGATAATGAGGGGCGCAGCGTAGAAATGAGTGAGTTTGATCTATACGATGCCCTGAATGATTGGTTAGAAAAGGCGTTGGAAAAGCAACGGTATGCCAAATTGGAAAGACAACTAAGATGAGTGTCGGCAGCGAAAAAATATTAGAAGCTTGGAACGATTTTCAGGAAGATGACCCAGAGATAAGCACAGAAATGCTTATGTCGCTCACAATGGATTGGACGGGCTGTTCACATGACGAAATGATCAAAGCAGTCACGATTGATAATCCAAATGCGAGGCGGACCCGATGAGCAACAATGCTGAATATATTTTGATGAAGGCGGCAGCCGACCAAGAATGGTACGGGCCGTTTGATGAAGCGGAAGCAGACGAGATTTGGGATAATCTTTGTCACACAATTAGAGTTGGCTCGATTGTGCGGGTACGCGGTCCAAAAATAACAGAGTTGATCGTAACGAATATTTCAGAACAGGAATGATTTTATGACGAGCGGCGAAACTACACACTTGAGATGGTTCGAAGAATACCGGCCATGCGGGCAATGCGGCAAAAAAGGTGCCGGTATTTTGCGCGGTACCCAAAATGAATCGTATGGTTCTCATTGCCAAAAATGTGCCGACAAAAGATTGAAGGCATCGAAAAAACGAAGAGAATTGGAGGCTGTTTAAATGAGCATATACCCGATAGTTTTAGAAATTTTATCTTGGTGGCTAATTGGAGGAGTTACCCTTATGGCCCTTACCGAGTTGGATATTTTAAAGTGAGCGCCGAAGAAAAAGACGAAGTCATGGAATCTCTTAAAATCATGCTGTCTCTTGTCCGGTCTGTATGGGGAGACAAAGACCCACATATTCTTAAATTCCAGCAAGACGCAAGGGCCATCCTTGCGAAACATCGGAGCAACTAAGATGAGCCCCGGAGATAATAAATGAAATTGAACAACGCACAAATTGTTTTGCTCACATTTTTGAAAACCTTTGGGGCCTCGGCGATTGACTACAGAACCAAAGCTGGGGCGACTCTTTCCAGATTGATAGACCTTGGCTTGGCGGAGGAAAAACGGGTATGGGTGCGCCCAACGCGCAGAGTACGTGTAACAGAAAAAGGCAAGCAGGAATTGAGGCAACACAAATGAGCGACGAACTATTATTGAAGCTGGCTGATACCGCTTTCACTACCCTCAACTGGGCCTGCCGACAAGGCATGAAAAAACCTGAACAGTTGGAACAGGTTGTCAGTGCGTTTAAGAAAACCATTGAAGAAAACGAACAACGCTAATGAGCGCCAAACAAAAAGCAGAAATAGCCAGATTGCGCGAGGTTTTGGGAGAAGTAAGGTGCTGGATTTATTATCTGGGGACTGAAAATACCTCGCTGGAAGACCAGAAGGCTAGTATAGACGATATAATAGTTTGTGCTCTGAAAGGATTGGAAAAGCCAGAAGGGATTACATTAACAGTCCCGCAAAACACTTACGGAGGTCAACATTAATGAGCGTTGCTACGCGTAAAGATGGAGTTACTGAAAAAGAGTGGCGCGATTGGACGATTGAGGCCAGGTTACAGAACGCCTTTATCCCTGTCTGCACAGGTGAATGGCGCCGAAGCGGTTTACCACCCTATTGGCGCACTTTTGTGCCATTGAACCTACAAATCTTGACAATGCCGACAAACGATAATTTGTGACTTAAAATCCCCACGCTCCGAAAATCTTTCCTAAGAATTATGAATTATTTATGAAATACCTTGCTCCGTTGCCCTTTCGACACAGATAATAGTCGAGAAGGAAACCGGGATGGTTGCAATTGATTTCACGAAAGATCCAGATAAGGTCGCCCCCTTATATGTGTCTACAGCAGATAAAACGATAGCCAACACCACTGTGGCGGACACCATAGTTGGGACAGGCAAAGGCAGTCTGACTGTGGCGGGCAATTCCGTTGCTGTCGGAGATTGTTTCAATTTCCGGGCCGGAGGAATATTCTCTGCATTGGCAAATCCTACACTCCAGTTGCTGCTGAAGTTCGGGACGTTAACCATAGGAGATAGCGGAGCTGTAGTTATCAGTAACGTCACAGACGCCCATTGGGTACTCGAAGGGACAGCTACTTTTCGTTCTATTGGGGCAACAGGGACCGTTTCGGTAGAAGGAGGGTTTACCACATCTGCCGGCGACCATTTTGAATTTGTCAATCTAGCGCCCGTAATAGTGGATACCACGCAGGACAACGCCGGAGATATAACTGCCCAATGGGGCACAGCCAACGCAGGTAACACGATAACTGGGCAGAACGTATCTATCATGAAGGTGTTATCGCCGTAATTACGAATATAGTTAGAATAGGAGATTAAAATGGCAAACGACGATATTTTCACAGCCGATAGAAATTTTGCACCGGTCGAAGCCAATAGTGTAGAACTTCAGGATGGCACATTCACTTTGGTTGCCAAAAGCCCCAATCCGATTGAAGTGATCAAATCAGACACCGCACCAGGCATCGATGCAGTCGGAACGCTTGCTTTAGGCGAAAAGCTTGACTCATTCAAATACAGAATAGCCGGCGCTGAACGGCTTTTTGTGCGTTCGGTAAGAGGCCCAATCGATATAGGTGTTATCACCGCTTAATTGACAAATCCAACATCCTTCCGTATTTTCTATGGATGGCGTTCACATTATCACAAATGGAAGAGGCAGTTGAACTGATCGGCTGTGCTGAAAACATTGAGGAATGGAGAGAGGTAGTCCTGGCGGAAGACGGCCCACTCCACGGCTGCGAAATACCCTATGGCGTGGAAGAAATGGTGATAAACGAACTGTATCGCGAACACCAAGATATATCGCAAAGATCCATGGAAATGTTCAACCTACGCAATAGACTGCATTAATCATGGCAGCAAAGAAAAAAAAGGTAGGGAGACCAACCAAGTTCAATAAGCGCACAGCGAACAGCATTTGCAAGCTCATAGCCAAAGGGAAAAGTCTCAAAGCAGCTTGCGAAGAAAAAAATATGCCTCATAAAGATACAGTCTTGAGGTGGTTAAGGGTCAACGAAGAATTCCGCAGTCAATACACGCGCGCGAGAAATGACCAAGCCGACCACTTTGCAGACGAAATCGTTGAAATTGCTGACACTGAGACGGATTGGGGGAAGGCCAGAGTGCGGATAGACGCCCGCAAGTGGGTCGCCGGCAAGCAACGTCCCAAGAAATATGGTGATAAGGTCCAGCTGACCGGAGGCGACGGCGAAGGCCCGATTGAGGTAAAAGAACAAGTAAAAGTGGTCTTCGTTAATCCAGATGGTTCCAAGTGAAACAATGGTTGAACTCAATATAAGCAGAAAACTTGAACGGCTGACGATGTACCACAAGCCGCTGAAGGTTCTCATTGGTGGCCGCAGCTCTGGCAAATCAACGGGCGTGGCCGACATCATGACTGGATGCAAGATGCACAGCGAAAACGCTGATATCATGTGTCTTCGGGAATTTCAACATACCATAGCCGACAGCGTTCACAGCGTTATGAAGGAAAGCCTTAACGAACGGCTCTGCTTCACTGGATGGCGTCAGATGGAGAACAGGATAATCTCTCCCGATGGAGCCAAGACCACATACATCGGCGCCTCACGCAATTCTGAAAGCCTCAAATCCATCCATGGCTGCAAGTATTCATGGTTTGAGGAAGCACAGACGGCCAGCACAGTTACTCT